TTAAAAATTTATAAAACATATAAAATTTAATTTATAAAACAAATTTAAAATTACATATGATTTTAAATTTAATTATTGTCATGATTTATCTATTATTTTATTTAAATTTTTTAATAGGATTAACTTTTTCACCTATTATTTTAATACATTTTTATTTTCATAAATATGATTCATTCATAAATATATTTAAAAATATTGTTTGGTCTTCAATATCATATTTAACATATATATTGTTATTTAAAAATGTATATGTTAATTCTAATAAATATATTAAAGAAATATTATTAAATGAAGACAAATCAAATATTATTATATCAAATCATATATCAGATTTAGATTTTTTATTGCACACATTTATATTTACAAATTCAACTTTATATTCAAAAAATATTGGTATAGCAAAAAAAAATGTTGGATATCAAGTTCCAATATGTGGATTTTTTGGTTTATTTACTGGAGATATTTTTTTACATAGAAAAATTGAATATGATATTGATAAACTCTATAAAAAAATAAATTTTAATAATTTGTTAATATTTCCAGAAGGTACATGTTTTAATGATCAAACAAAAAAAATATCTGATGATTATTGTGATAAAAATAAATTAATTAAATATAATTATCTTTTATATCCAAGAATAACAGGAATAAAAACAATTATAAAAAATAATAAAAATATCAAATGTATTTATGATTTTACTATTATTTATGATAAAATTACTCCAAATAAATATGGAGTAGATTATAATGTTTTTACATATATCCTTAATATGGATTTGTTACCAAATAAAGTTTTTATAAAAATAAATAAATACAAAATTAAAACTGATATGATAATAGAAAAACAAATAGAAAACATTTATTTGCATAATAATAAATTTATTGAAGAATTTGATATTAATAATAATAAATATATTCCTATCAAATATAATTATTCCAAAAGTTTAGTATGTTTTATTGGAATAAATTTACTCACATTAATTTCAATTTATTTATTTATAAAATTTAATTTTATAAAATACATATACACACTTGAATTTTTACTATATTATATTTACTTTTTATTTATATAATCATAAAACAAATTTGGTTATTAAGATAATCAGTATAAAAATAAATTAAAATATAATTTATATTTTTTATTTATACTTAAATATTATATATATATATAAATAATGTTATGTGAATACTCTGATATATTTGGAAAACCAAATCAAGGAATTCATTCTATTAGAATTTTTGATATTGCTATTGTTGATGTTTTATTAACAATAATTGTTGCATAAATGTTTAGTAAATTTTTAAATAAAAGTTTTTTAATAATTTTATTAGTTTTATTTATTAGTGGAATATTATTACACAAATTATTTTGTGTAAGAACAACAATAGATAAAATTATTTTTTAATAAAAAAAATATAATCATAGTATTAAATAATATTATCAAAATGATATTTAATAATAAAATTTAATATAAAAAAAAATATAATATTTATATATAATTATATGAATAGTTTATTTTTTAGTTTAGAATATTTTGTGAATGAAAGTCAATATGTTATACGACAAAAAATTTGTGATTATATTCAAAATAATTTAGAATATGTAAATAGTATAAATATTGATAATAGTATAAGTATTGATAATAATTATATATTAAATATGCGAAATAATAATACACCAGGAACTAATATTGAAATCCAGGTTGCTTGTAATATTTATAAATCTAAAATTATTGTTTATAATAATAATAATACAAAAAAAGAATTTATACCAACAGATACAAATTATAATAAAACATATGAAATTATTAAAAATAATAATTTTTATAAATATGTTTTTAATACTTTAATGGATAATTTTTAATTTAATAATTAAAATTAAAAAAAAGACATAAAATAAATTGATAATATTTAAAATATAATTTGGTTATATAAATTGTTAGTATAATATTTTTATACACTTGGATAGAATTCCCAACCACAATCATAACAAATTTTTTTCCATATTTCATCTTGTATTCTAAGTTTTTGTCTTGATTTAAGAAGAGGAAAACTCAAAACAAATTCATCAAGACCTAATAATTGAAAAAATTTATGTAAAACATAAGAATAAGATAAAAAGTTTATTCTATCTTTAGGACAATGTTTTTCAAAAGGTTCTTGAATTTTATCAAACATTTTTTTTAGTGTTTCTTCTGTTTCCCTGTCAATACATGGAGCTGGTTTTCCAGTAATTTTACTGATAATGTAGGCAATATGTTCATAATAATCATTTAATTTTAATTTTTTAAGAATTTTTTTTATTTTATCAATTTTAGTATAATCAATAATTACTATTCTATTTTTTTTTAATTCTAATTTTATTAGTTCTATAATTTCAACAGATATTACTGTTGATTCTTTGGCTTGAAATTGACTTAACCCGTTATAAATAATTAACCTTATAAAATAATATTTATTAAGGAGTATAATTATTTATGGACTATACCTTAAGCAAACATTATATATTTGCCCATATCCATCTAGTCTCTGAACCTTACACCTAATCTGAATTAGGAGTCTTGGATGCGGATTGAAATGCTTATTTTTAAAATCAAATAAATATTATAATATTTTAACCATTGGTTACGACTGTAAATCGTGTTCCTTGAACATATTAATATGAACAAGTGGTAATTATAATTTGACAAATTGTTCCCGCAATTTGGATATGTCCCTTTTATATAATCATTATTTTAATAATTATATAAAAAGTAGCCATTTTTTTTATAAATGACTTTGGTGAGCAGTATAATTTTACTTTCAGTCCACTCACAAAAATGATTTTTTCTTTTATAAGGAAATGTTGGTTTTTCAATCATTGGTTCTTTATAATTAGAAACTTCACTTTCAATAATACAATTTTCAACATCACCACATTTCATACATGCATAAATACCTTCAGAATAAATCAAAACTTTTTCAACATCACAATAATTACAAATTTTTGAATATTTTTTTTTAATATTATATCCTCCCAAAGTAATTTTATAATCATCATATAATTTTGCTCTATCAAATACACTATATTCGTCAATTTTATTATAGGAATTTTCTGAATTTGTTGAATTCGTTGAATTTGTTGAATTATTTTTATTACTTGAATTTAAAAATTCAAATATATCATAATTTTTGTCTTTTATTAATGATTCAACATTTTTTATACGTTTTATTGTATTTTTTTTTTCTTTCTTTTTTTTTTTTGCTGATTCATTTAATATATCTAATATTGATTTTTTACTTGAATTAAAAATTTGGGCACCATCTAAGTCCCAATCATCAAAAGATTGATTTTTAATAACATTATTAGTAGATTCAATATTTACATTTTCATTTGAATGATTTTGGTTATTTTTATGTTCTGAAAAATTATTATCATTATTATCATTATTATCATTATTATCATTATTATCATTATTATGATTATCATTATTTTTATTATTATTAATAGGTCCATTATAGTTATCATGATAATCATTATTATTTATTGGTTTATTAATTTCACTATCAATTTGACCATCAAGAATATCATAATAATTAAATAAAATTTGATAAGTTTTTGAATAATATTCGGTTTCATCTTCATAATTATTAATTTGTTCTATTTCCTCTTTAAGATTTGAAATATTTTCAATAAGTTTAGATCTTAATTCAATATAAGTAGAAATATTTAAAGATACATCGCATAATCCATTAGAAGATGTATTTTTCATTTTTTCAAGATCTTCAAGTTCTTTATAAAGTTTATTTAATTTTATTGTTTTATTTTCTACATCAATTCTTTTTTGATTAAATTCTTCAATAATTTTTTTATGAGAACTATCAAGAGTATCAACACTAGATAAATATTTGTTTTTTTCTGGTTTAAATTTAAATTGATTATCCATTTATAAAAATTTAAATATAACATATTTTTAAATTAAAAAATTTATATATAGATATATTATAAAAATATTATAAAATATCTATATAATATAATAAAAAATATATATAATAATATTAAAATTTTTTTTTAATATATAGATTTTTTTTTTTAACATATAAATATTATTAAAAAATATAATAAATATAAAAAATAATATATAAATATTATTTGTTTTTTTTAAATATTTTTTTTCTAAAACTATAATATATAATAACACAATGGGTGGTGGTTTAATGCAATTAGTCGCTTATGGCGCACAAGATGTTTATTTAACTGGAAATCCTCAAATTACTTTTTTCAAAGTAGTCTATAGAAGATATACTAACTTTGCTATTGAAACAGTTGAATTAAATATGAATGGAACAGCCGATTTTGGTAAAAGAGTTACAGTAACTATCACAAGAAATGGTGATCTTGTTACAAGAATGTATTTGAGAATTGAATTGGGACAAGTCACAATGAACAACTTTCCTCAAGATGAATTATCAAGAAATCAATTCCTTTTTGCTTGGGTTCAAGAAGTTGGAAACTATATTATTAACAATATCCAATTTGAAATTGGAGGTTCTCAAATTGATAAACATTGGGGTCATTGGATGAGTACTTGGCATGATCTTACTAAAGATATTAACACTGAACCTGCATACAGAGCATTAGTAGGTAATGTTCCTGAATTAACTGCCTTAAGAGCACCTGATTCTCAAGGTAATTTTACTCAAGACTATGTTTTATATGTTCCTTTAATTTTTTGGAGTAATACTAATTCAGGTCTTGCTTTACCTCTTATCGCACTCCAATATCATGAAGTTAGATTGTGGATTGAATTTAATCCTTTTGAAGAATTAATCGTTAATACTAATAATTTAACTCTTAACAGAATTGGAAATGGTATTGGTGTTTTCAATGATGCCTCTTTATTAGTTGATTACATCTATATTGATACTGAAGAAAGAAGAAGATTTGCCCAAGTTGGACATGAATACTTAATTAATCAACTCCAATTTACTGGTGTTGAAGCTGTTAATAACAATCCTCTAAGAGTTAAACTTGGATTTAATCATCCTACCAAAGAATTTATCTGGAGAATCTGCTCTGGTGATTACATCAGTAGAAACTCTCCCTTCCTTTGTTATTCTCATACTGATGACTGGACTGAAGCTCTTAACTATGCAGCTCAAAATTTAATTTCTGGTTCCGTAACCATTGGTGAAATTGAATCTGGTCCTCAATCATCACAAGCTCCTGAAGTAAATATCAGTTCTGTTTCTTATGACCAATGGAATACTGTTAATCCTGTATCAACCAATACCAGAAATCTTTCTCAATTTAGTGTTTTCACTTACCAAGCAGGTCAAGGTGTTGATGATTCTCAACCTCCTTCTTTCTATGCTAAATTATTATATTCAACCGTTAATCCTGGTGCTGATACTGATAATATTAACTTTAAATTCAGAAGAGATGTTTTATTGAATCCTCAACAATTATCATATAACTTGGGTTCTTACATTACTAAATTTGCCGTTGTTGTTTACTATACAGTCGTTAATGCTGATGGAACTGGTAAAGCTGGTACTTTAACTTACCAAGTTAAACCTTGGGAACATAATATTACTGTAAGAGATGTTTCTGTTCCTGTCTCTAACTGGGTTGATAACAGATACTCATCCAAAAATTCTTCCAATTCATTTGCTGATATGGATATTTGGGCTATTCTACCAAATGTTTCTGGTCTATTAATTAATAATGCTTATAATCCTGTTCAAGCTGGTGTTATCCAATTGAACGGACATGATAGATTTGATACCAGAGATGGAGCATACTTCCATTTGATGCAAACTTATAACTACCATAGTTCTACTCCTCAACCAGGTGTTAATGTTTATTCATTCGCTTTACATCCTGAACAACATCAACCAAGTGGAACTTGCAATCTTTCCAGAATTGATAATACTACAATTGTTCTTAAATTGTGGACTGATGTTCCTTTCCCAAATCCTTCCAGAAATCCTCCTCCACTTTCTATTGTTGGACCTTCATCTGAATTCTTTATCTATGCTACAAATTATAATGTTTTAAGAATTATGAGTGGGATGGGAGGGTTAGCATATTCAAATTAATTATGTGAAACCAACCATATTTATTACATTAATTATTACATTTACATTTATCTATATTGATTATGTTTATCTATCCAAAATATTTATTAAAATATTCACTTAAATATAATTGTTTATTATGTTAAAAAATTATGTTATCATGTTTATTTATAAAAAATATTTATCATCAGATGTACTCTACTCTACTCTAATTTAATTGTTTATTATGTTAAATAATTATATCATCATGTTTATTCTATTTATCCAAACTATTTTCATCAAATACCATAGATAAAATTGTTTATCATGTCTATTTATCTAAAATATCTATTATTAAAAGTTCTCAGTATATTTGATTATTATTTTTATTATGTTATTATACTCATTTATCCAAAATATTTATTAGAAGCCCGCATATAACCTAATTATCCCACTATGTCCAAAAAAATTGAAAAATAATAATTATAGTAATTTATAATTATTATTTTTAGATATATAATGTTAAACATCACATACGATAGAATAAAAAAGTTATATTATTACCATTATAAAGAGAAAAATATTATATTTGATAATTTTGAAAATTTATATTGGTTAAAAGATACTCTTGATACTGAAAAAATTTCTTGGGAAATTGATGAAAACAAGTACTTATTGTATTGTATTGATAATGATGGAAATAAAATATATTTGATTGAAAAAATATTAAATATATCAATTAATGATAAAGAAGTTATTTTTATTGATAATAATACATTTAATTATTGTTTATCAAATATAAAAATAATTAATAAATCAAAAATTAAACAAACAAAAACTACAAATAATGATAAAATAAATAATGAAAATTTAAATAATTTACCAAAAAGTACAAATAATGATAAAATAAATAATGAAAATTTAAATAACTTGCCTATAAATTTTCCAAATAATTACAATGTGATTAAAAGTTTTGAAGGTCATAAAGTTTTTGCAGGAAAAAAATCAGGACAAATATTTAATCCTTATTGGTTAGTACATGATAACACAAATATAAATACAGATAATAAAATATTTTTAATGAGTTGTAATGAAAATCAAAATTACTTTATATTTTCTCAAAAATCAATTGATTATGTAAAAGATAGAACTTGGTTTTTATCAGAAAATGGATACATTACAACTGTTGAAAAAAATAATGAAGGTAAAAGATATCAATATTATTTACACCAATTAATTTGTAAAACTGAAAAAGGTGATGAAAGTGAAACAAAATCAGTTGATCATATAAACAGAAACAAATTAGATAATAGAATTGAAAATTTAAGATGGGCTACACAATCAGAACAAAATTCAAATACAGATAAGAGAGCAAGAAAACACAATGCTAAACCACTTCCTGAAGGATTAACACAATCAGATTTACCAAAATTTGTTGTATATTATCATGAATGGTTAGACAAGGAAAAAACAAAATCAAGAGATTTTTTCAAAATTGAAAAACATCCAAAATTAGAAAAACCATGGAATACTTCTAAATCTTGTAAATTTACTATTCATGAAAAATTACAACATGCAAAAGATAAATTAACCGAATTGGATAAATAATTTTAATTTTTATAAAATAATTCATAATTAAAATATTTATTTGATTAATTATAAATTTTAGTACTAAAATTTTATTATTTTTGATTTTACAGTAAAATAAATTATATATAAAGTTAATATATAATTTAATGAATTTAAAATCTATAGAATATTTTCAACAAGAACAATTAGATAATAATGTACCTCTTCCATCTATAGATACTAATTATTTGATTTTAAATAGAGCTATCAAATATATATTGAATTTTTTACTTGTATATTTATTTGTAACAATAATTATTTATAATTTTTCTGATATAAATATACATGTATTCATAATTCTTATTTGTACTATTAGTTCTATTGTATTTTATATTTTGGATTTAAATTTTCCATCTTGTTATATATAATAATATAAATAAAATTTTGTATATATAATAAAAAATGACTTAAAGAATAAATTACATAAATAATTATTAAATTATGCAATCACAATTAAAACCTGAAGAAGATTATTTAGATGAAGATAAACCATTTAAACAAATGGTTAAAAAACAAAATTATTGTGTTCTTTCAATGTTAACACCTAATGCTTTTCCAGAATCAAAAAGATCACAATATCAAGACCAAAAAATACTTGGGATTAAAGTTAGAGGTGTTTTTGAAACATATGAAGATGCTAAGACAAGATGTGATACTTTACAAAAAATGGATAAATACCATAATATTTTTGTTGGAGAAGTTGGTAAATGGCTTCCATTTAATGTTGATATTGCCACTATGGAATGTGAAGATGACCCAGTATATAGAGAACAAGCA